CTTCCAACCGAGAAAGGGTATCCTGACTCGTTACGGTAAGGCTGCTGTTCAACCTGCCTCGCGATTCTACCGTGTAATCCGATTGATCGGAACGGGTACGGATTGGCTCACCCCGGAGATCATGCGGAACACTGATGTCGGTGGTACTCCCCTGAATGGAGCTTACAGCACGTAATAGCTAACTAAAAGCTAGAATGAAAAGGGTTCCGATTTATATCGGAACCCTTTTTCTATGTCCAGGGTAAATAATATTGTAATGGGCGATAAAATAGGTAAACCAACTGTCAAATCTTACGGGTCTTCTTATGGCGAATATAGTGGATCTAGGCTAAGTGATTACAAATCTCCTAAGGATACTGACCTCAATAACAAAGATGCTAAGGATGTCAACGAATTCAAAGATTTCAATAGGACAGTAAAGGATTGGGTATTAGCTAAACTAGGTCACCCGGTTATTGACGTTGAGTTAGACGACTTTCAAATACAGATTTGTATTGATGAGGCAATCTCTAAGTTGGAGTATCATGCCCCAGACTTTATGACTCAGTATGCTTCCTTTGATACATCGTGTGGCATAAACGTATATGAGCTTCCTCAGGAGGTAGCAGACAATCTGAATGATGTTTGGTATCGCAGAGACTTCTTTAGTTTTGGTGCGTCCCCAGGGTCACTTGAATATGATTTCCAAATCATGTTTTTCACCAATACGGGTCTGTTCAATAACTACAATGTGAGTCAGTATCTCCTAATGCAGCAATACCTCAAGCAGGTAAAGAATGTGTTAGGTCAGATGACCACATGGCAGCTTATAAACAACAAGTACTTGCATATCTGGCCTAAGCCTGAGAGTTCTATTGAACCCGTCTTACTTGAGTTCAGAGCATTTGATCCTAACACATTGCATCATGCTTATAAGTCTTGGCTTCAGAGATTCACCCTAGCACTTGCTAAGGAGATTCTAGGTGGTATTCGTGGTAAGTATGCTACTCTCCCAGGTCCAGGTGGGGGTACAAGGCTGAATGGGGCAGAGCTTACAGCAGAGGCTAGAGAGGATAAGGCTATTCTAATAGAGGAGCTACAGACTGAGATAGAGCAACCTCCAATCTTCGACATCTTCTAATATAACAGAGAGTTTAGTATGAGCAATAGATTCAAAGTAACCACACCTCCATCTAACTTTCCTGAGGAAAGGGATACTAGGCTATCGCTCTATAAGAAGAAGAATGACAAGAATCTATTCAATCTAATTGATTCTGAAAACATCAAGTTATCTGGGTCGAGGGTAAGGGTATTTGAGTATGTTGCGTCTAACGATATTGATGACGTTTACCAGGAGTCTAAGCAGAAGACTATCTCGCCTGAACCTGTAGTATTGTGGGCGCACTATGAGCCTAGAGCAATCGAAGAGAATCTAACTCAATTTGGTGTTGAAATGGTATCCGATCAGGTTTTCATTTTCAATAAGAGCTACACTGAAAATATACTTGGAAGGTCGATAACGATTGGAGATGTTTTAGAGCCCGAGTTCCAAGAGATGAAGTTTGAGGTATTTGAAGTGCAAGAGGATAGCTTTGAAGCATACGGTGTCTACCACTTATTAGTACATGCTAAACTTCTCCGCGACACTCAAGACATTCACAATCAGGATAACTTTGATAGACCCGATAATGTGGGTGGAGTATACTAGTGGACTCAAACATAGACCTCAAGAATAAGGTGATAGAACTAACGTCATCTCGGTTGATTACCGTTGAGGATAATGTATACAAAGAAAGTTTGAGGAGTATGCTGTATACCTTTGGTAACCTCCACTATCTTGACGGAAATGGAAATCGTATAAAAGTAAACACCACTCACGGAAACCCTGAGCGTATTGTCAGTAGATTGAAGTCCGATAATACTTTAGTGTTGCCTTTGATTACGGTGGTAGAGACTCGTACAGAGAAGGATCAAGAAAAGGAAAAGCATCAGAATGTAATAATAGAAAAGTGCTGGGATCCTAAGACTAGGCGTGCCATCAGGGTGCTTAGTTTACCTCCACGTCCACTAAAGATATCCTACAGTGTGAATCTGTGGTGTAAGTACAAGTCGGATATGGACATGCTTAGATCTAACATATTTTATATGTTCAGCCCTGACATGGAAATTGCAACAAAATACTCGTCTCATAACAAATCTTTTATTGTCAGAGAGAAGGATCTTGGAAGTCTGGTAGCACAGGATACGGGGGATAGAGTCCTACAGAAGTCTATTGATATTGTATTAGAGACCTACCTCCCTACCCCCAGCTTCCGGGTTACAAGCACCGGGGAGATTACAGAGTTCAATGCAGAAGTAGTATTACGTGAGGAATCCACTACCTAATGCTACACAATGTAAACTTTCGGAATAAGGTTATGGAGTTGACATCTTCCAAGATGTTACCCGTGACTAACAATGTGTATAAAGAAAGCTTGAGAAGTATGCTTTATACATTCGGAAATCTATATTGTATAGATGGCAATGGAAATAGAACTAGGGTAAAGACAACCTACGGTAATCCTGAAAGAATTGCAGGGAAGATAGCTACGGAAAGTAATCTAATACTTCCTATGGTTACGATTGTAGAGACGGGTACCGAGACAGATCGGGATAAGGCAAGATATCAAAATGTCATAAGTGAGAAGTGTTGGGATCCTAAAAAGAGAAGGGCCACTAGAACGCTTAGTTTACCTCCTCGTCCCGTAAAGATTTCTTATGAGATAAACATTTGGTGTAAGTACAAATCAGATTTGGATTCCATTAGGTCTAGCATTTACTATATGTTCAGCCCAGGGTTAGATGTACCAACCAGATACTCCTCCTACACTAAAGCTTTTATTACTAGTGAGAGGGAGGTTGGTAGCGTAGTAGCTCAAGATACGGGGGATAGGGTTATTCAAAAGACTATTGGAGTCACCCTAGAAACCTATATCCCTACTCCAAAGTTTCAAATTACGAATACCGGAGAGATTGTCGATTTCATTGCTGATGTCTCTATAGCTGACGAGTTTACTGTTATCAGTGGGGGCACACCTGTTGCTCCAGATGAGCCCATAGATCCAAACATATCCAGAGACTTGGGTAGGCTTTACCTTGCTTTATCCGGGGCTATTGATTACACCCTTGACAGGATTGAAATTGATGTCACGGACACCTCTTCCCTGGAACTCTCCACGGGTAGCAACCTTGCTATTGTAACCGATCTAACTGACGATAGCTTCCTTGACCTTAGTGGTACCTTCGATTCCGAGACCTCCCGTAATACTAACCTAGAGTTGAGCACGGTCAATGTTGACCTTAGTTCCGCTGTAAGCCTCGCTATTGTAACCGATCTGACCGATGACAGCTTCCTTGACCTTAGCGGAGCATTCGACCATGTTCTTGATAACGGCGATATCAATGAATCCATAGAACTTAGTACAATCAATGTTGACCTTAGTTCCGCTATAAGCCTAGCCATTGTAACCGATCTAACTGACGATAGCTTCCTTGACCTTAGCGGGGCATTCGATTACACTAGGTTTGCTGAAGGTGTGGTTGAATTGAGCACGGTCAATGTTGACCTTAGTTCCGCTATAAGCCTAGCCATTGTAACCGATCTAACTGACGATAGCTTCCTTGATCTAAGTTCCACGTTCGAGTCTGCTCGGAACACCAACCTAGAGTTGAGCACTACGCATCTTACCCTAGTGTCCGATAGCGATCTTGCTATTGAAACCGATCTAACCGATGGTATTGATCTCGACCTTAGTGGTACGATTGACCATACTACCTACATTGCTCCGGTCAATGGATCTATAGAACTGAGTACAGTTAATGTTGACCTTAGTTCTGATATTGATATTGCTGTTGCGGCTGATCTAACTGACGGTTCTAGCCTGGATCTGTTCTCTGAACGTGATCTAGCGATTACGGTAGACACAGGTGATGATTCTATCCTTACCCTTACATCTGATAGTGATCTTGCTGTTGAAACCGATCTAACCGATGGAAGTTTCCTTGACCTTAGTGGTACAATTGACCATACTACCTACATTGCTCCGGTCAATGAATCCATAGAACTGAGTACAGTCAATGTTGACCTTAGTTCCGATATTGATATTGCTG